AGAAACTGGACAGGTAATGTACGAAGCGGAGTTTCGTGCATACACAAAAGCCAATGGTGGCCCATCATGGGATACAACAACAACTGAAGTCTTAGAGGCTTTGGGTGCTGATGTAGTCTTTGAAGGCCCACAAGCTACAGGTGGTACTGTTTACCAATACTCTCAAGCCTCTGGTGTTGAGCAGATTGATGGCAAGTGGTACACAAAGTATGTGCTTGGCCCTGTCTTTTTAGACACTACAGATGAGACGGGCAATGTCACAACTGCTATTCAGCATGAAGCCGCTTACAAAGCCATTAAAGACGCTGAACAAGCCTCTGCTGTGCGCCAAAGCCGTAGCGACAGATTGGCAGATTGCGATTGGACACAAGTGGCAGATAGCCCTGTGGACAAAGCAGTTTGGGCAACATACCGCCAAGCCTTGCGTGACATTACCACTCAAGACGGTTTCCCTTGGTCTGTGACATGGCCTGATGCCCCATGAAATTTGTTTGGAAAATCTCAGAATTGAAGGGTGATGAAAAAGCCATCTATCAGGCTAAATATCACCTTTCTTTGATTGAAGATGATCTAAGAATTGACACAGAAGGATATTGGGACTTTGATGCTAAAAAGGCGACAGTTCCAACATCCCAAGTAACCGAGGAAATGGTTGCAAATTGGATTGATCAAGGCACTACCCAAGACGGTGTAAGTAGCATAAAATCAAGGCTAATAGAGCAACTTGAAGCGGTAAAAAAACAGCAAGAAATTGCTTTGCCTTGGAAGCCGCCAACATTTAGATTAAGTTAAGGAAACACTATGGCTGTGCCTTTTGACATTGTTAGCCGAGCGCTAAAAGACATTGGTGCATTGGAAGCTGGTGAAACTCCTAATCCAGACGCGGCACTTGATGCGTTTGAGATGATGAATGACATGATTGACCAATGGTCAAATGAAAACATGATGGTTTTTAATGTCACAGAAATTATTTGCCCCGTGATACCGGGTCAAACTCAGTACACGATTGGCCCTAATCCCTCAACGCAAAACTTTATTGGTGCTTCTTTTACAGGCTCAATAACAGGAAATATCTTGACCGTGACAGGCATCTTGTCTGGTGCTTTGGCTCAAGGTCAGACTTTGAGTGGCACAGGCATAACCGCGGGAACAAAGATTACACAGTTTTTAACGGGTGCTGGTGGCAACATCAATGAGGAAGGCACTTACCAAGTCAACATCAATCAGACTGTTGCATCCACAACCATCACGGCTTACTACCAAAAGCCTTTAAACCTTGATTCAGCGTTTGTTAGGGTAAACACTACATCTAATGGCCAGCCAATTACGGGCGGTGGTTTGGATTACCCAATGTCAGTTTTGGCATTGCAAGATTACGAAATGATTGGTTTAAAGACGCTAAGTGGCCCGTGGCCAAAGGCGGTTTACTTTAACCCCGGTGCTGAGTCAGGTAATTTATTTGTGTGGCCAAGCCCCTCACAAGGTGAATTGCACTTGTTTGCCAATACTTTGTTTAGCCGTTACAACTCAATGTATGAGGACATAACGCTTCCACAAGGCTATGCAATGTGCCTTAGATGGTGTTTGGCCGAGCGTTTGATGCCTATGTATGGCAAAGCCTCACCAACGCAAATAACGATGATTCAGACGTTTGCAGGGCAAGCTAAAGCTACCATCAAACGCACCAACATGGCCCCACTTGCGGTAGCCCGTTATCCTGATGCTTTGCAAACGGGTAGGGCGAAGGATGCGGGATGGATTCTTACTGGCGGCTTTGTTTAAGGGGCTACCATGCCAGATTTTGGTTTTGTTGGCTCATCTTACGAAGCACCTAGTATCTATCAGGATGCTCAAGAGTGCATCAATTTCTTTCCAGAAGTTGACCCTGTAAAACAGCAGGGTGAGCGTGGGGTGATTGCGCTTTACCCAACACCGGGTCTGACGCTAAAAACCCTGTTGCCTAATATGCAAGAGGTGCGTGGGCTTCACACCGTGTCTGGCGGTGAGCAAATGATTGCAGTGTGTGGGCCTTACGTTTATGCGCTTACGGCTAATTTTGTCCCTGCGGTTATTGGTCAACTTAGTTCCAGTACAGGAATAGTTCGGATTACTGATAACGGCATCAATGTTTATATTGTGGACGGTGCTTTTCGTTACACATGGTATATATCTAGCCCTGCGTCTGCCGTGTTTACGGGTTCTACAAGCGGCACAACATTAACTGTTGCAAGCGTTTCTAGTGGCACTATTGCTGTTGGACAATCTTTGTACGGTATTGGTGTTTTGGCAGAAACCGTAATTACTGCGCTTGGCACAGGAACTGGTGGAATTGGTACATACACCATTAACAGAAGCCAAACCGTTGCAACAGCGGTGTTAAATTCTGCGACTGTTGGTGCGGTCGTGACTGCCACTATTGCGGGAACAGTAATGACTGTTTCTGCTGTTGCATCAGGCGTTTTGCACGTTGGTCAAACTATCAGTGGCGTTGGCGTAACCATTGGCACAATCATTACGGCTTTGGGTACGGGATCAGGCGGTGTTGGAACATACACCGTAAGTGTGTCAAGCACAGTAGCTGTTGGCGTGACTATGTATGGTTTGAACTTCTCTGTTCTACCCTCTACTGATGGTGCGTTTAGCGGTGCAAACACGGTGGACATTATTGACAACTACTTTGTCTATAACAACCCAACGACTCAGCAATTTGGCGCTAGTGATCTTTTGTCTCCTATTTCGCCAAATACTAGCTTTTCATTAAAAGATGGCGCACCAGATGATTTGGTGGCTTTAATTGTGGATCACCGTGAAATTTATTTGATGGGTGAAATTTCCTCAGAAGTGTGGACTGATGTGGGCGCTGTGCCGTTCCCGTTCCAAAGAATCCCCGGCACTTCTACCCAACACGGTATTGCCGCACCATTTTCTATTTCAAGACTTGGTAACTCATTTGCTTACGTTTCTCGTAACAACCGTGGCCAATCCCAGATCATGCAAATGCAGGGGTATGTTCCACAGCGCATTTCTACCCATGCCGTTGAGAACACTTTAGTCAATAAATACGTTGGCGATGCTATTTCTTGGACTTACCAATTAGAAGGCCATGAGGTTTTTGTTGTCACTTTCCCATCACTTCAATTGACATGGGCTTATGACGCAACCACAGCAATGTGGCACAAATGGCTTTACACGACAGAAAAAAACGAATATCAGCGTCACCGTGGTAATTGCTGTGCTGTTTTTCAAGGATTGGTCATTATTGGTGACTATGAAAACGGCAAGCTGTACGAATTGGACAAAACCAATTACACAGACGATGGCCAAAATATCCGCAGATTGCGTAGAGCGCCACACTTGGTGACTGAGTTTCAGCGTCAGTATTTTGATGAATTACAGATTCAGTTCCAGCCGGGCGTGGGGACTACTGGAATTTCTGGTGCTGAACAAATTGACACTACAAATATTACTTATTTGGGCGATAATTACACAATTACCGCCAGTGCAACTTTGACCATTGAGCCTGAAAAAACTTACATTTTGGCTACTCAGCAACCCGTAATAACGACAACCACAAACAACCCTCAAGCAATGCTTAGATGGTCAAATGATGGTGGTTCTACATGGTCAAACGAGCATTGGACAAGCGTTGGTCAACTTGGTAAGTACACAAATCGTGCCATTTGGCGCAGATTAGGGACAGCCCGTGACAGAATCTTTGAAGTTTCTGTAACTGATCCTGTGAATTTTGTCATTATTTCGGCAAATCTTAAAGTACAAGGGGCAGAAAACTAATGGCTACGTCTGGACTTTCAACCACACAGCAGATTAACCCTTATCCACAATCAGTTTTTTTGGATGGGGCAACTAATCGTCCAACACGGTCATGGCAACAGTTTTTTCTTAACTTGTTGAATTTCAGTTCTGCTGATACTGCAACGGCAGGGTCTGCAACGCTTCCAGCTAACCCCGTTGGGTTTATCAATGTCACGGTAAATGGTCAGGCTTACAAAGTGCCTTACTACAATGTTTGAGAGAGCCTAAATTATGGACAACCTAATAAATTCACTTGTTGGCAATTTTGTCGCTAACGCTGGTAATGCGGATATGACTAAAGTAACTGATTACCAAGGCAAGACTTATGACCGTGATGCGCTTTTAAATTTGTCAAAACAAGTGGCGGGTTCAATTGACGCAAATGCCATTAAAGGCGGTGTGTTTAGCACTAAGGGTGAAAGCGTAGGTTTTAACTACGATGAAGCTACAAAGTTATTAGGCCATCCCCCATCAGCGGCCGAACAAGTTATTTTGGATATGTCCCGCCATCTTTTGAATGAAGGCGTAACAGACTTAAACCAAGCTGATGCTTCAACTACAAACAGGCGTTTTGGTTCTACTTACACGGGCGGTGGTGGCACAATTTATGAACTTAAAAAGGATGCCGATGGCAAGCCTATTATTTCCTCATGGAGTAAAGACACAAGCGACAAGAAAGCCATCATAGGTGGTTTAGCACTTGCGGCCGCGGCATTTGGCATCCCCGGTGTAACTGAGGGTTTGCTAAGTGGCGCACCCGCTGGTGCAACATTAGGGTCTGTTGGCGCTGGTGGTGCAACCGCTTTAGAAGGTGCATCTGCTCTTGGTTCTTTAGGCACATTAGGCGCTGAAACGGCTGTTGCTGGAATGGGTGCTGGCACAGGATTAACTGCGGCTGGAACTGGTGCGGGTGGACTCGGTGGCGCAATGAGTGCCTTGGGTGGTGAAGCCGCTTTAGGTTCTGGATTGACTGCCGCAGGCGCTGGCGGTTTAGGCGGTGCAACTGGCGCGGCTGGTCTTGGCGGCTTAGGTACTGGCGTAGGCGCTGGCGTTGGCGGTATGGCCGCTACTAATTCTTTACTTGGTAATGCGGCATTAGGTTCTACGTTAGCTGGTACTGCAACAGGCTTAACTGGTACAGCATTGGGTGCTTTAGGTGGTGCTGGTGGTTCATTATTAAATGCGGGTACGGGCGCGGCCGCCACTTCTGCTTTAGGAACTACTTTAGGTCAAGGTTTGGCTTTAAATGCTCTTGGTACTGGTCTTGGTTCTATTGCAAATCAATCAGGCATTAGCAACGCAAGAGATGCAATTGTTCAAGGCGGTGCAACTGCAAACACAGCTTTAAATAACGCTTACAACAATGCTCAAAACTTAAATTTAGCTAACACAACAGCTTTAGGTAATAACTACCAAAACTTAAACACAAATTTAAACAATGCGTTAAATGCACAAGCTGGCGTTTACAACACAACTGGCACAAACTTAGCTAACAATTATGCAAATTTAAATACTAATTTAAATAACACGTTAAATGCACAAGCGGGTGTTTATAACCAAACTGGTACAAATTTAGCCAACAATTATCAAAACTTAAACACTAATTTAAACAACACCATAAATGCTCAAGCTAGTGCATATAACTTAGCTAATCAAAACATAAACGCAAATGCTCAGACACAATTAGGTTTGTTGGGTAGCACTTACCAAGGTCAAAAAGACCAAGCCGCGGCAAATGCGGCTGGTTTAAATGCTAATTACAACGCAACCCTTGGAAAAATGGGTGATGTATATAACCAACAAGTTGGGTTTCAACAGCCTTATCAAGATGTTGGCAGGGCTGGTTCTACAGGTTTAATTAACAATCAAGGTTATTTGACCCGTCAGTTTGGTGCGGCTGATTTAAATGAGCAATTAGCGCCTAACTATGCATTTCAACTGCAACAAGGTCAAATGGCAAACCAACGTGCCGCCAACATGGGCGGTGGTAGCTTGGGCGGCAATGCTTTAAGAGGCTTGCAAGATTACACGCAAAATTATGCCGCGGGTGCATATCAAAATGCTTTTAACAATTTTCAAGGTCAACGTAATAACATTTACAACACATTAGCTGGCATGGCTGGCATTGGCTCAACTTCTGCGGGTCAATTGGCTGGTCTTGGCAATGCTTACAGTTCCAACATGGGTGGTTTGTCATCTGCTCTTGGCGGCAACCTTACAACCAACACAGGCAATCTTTTGGGCGCTGGTACTGCTTACGGCACTAACACATCAGGCGTTGTCAATAACTTGAACAATGTGTTGTCATCTAACCTTGGTCAAATGCAAGGTGCATACAATCAGTATGGAAGTAACCTTACAAGCGGTTCTAATACTTATTCTGGCAATATGCTTGGTAATGCTAACCAAATGCAAAATGCTTACAACCAATATGGTGGTAATTTAACTACTGGTTCAACAAATTACGCTGGCAATGTGGTTAACAATGCAAACACAATGCAAGGCGCTTACAACCAGTATGGAAGCAACTTAACAGGCGCTTCCAATACTTATGGTGGAAATCTTACTACTAATGCTGGTCAAGGTATTAATGCGGCTGGTACTTATGGCGCAAATTCAGCTAACCTTGCAACTGGTTTAGCAAGTGCATTGGCTGGTAACGCTTCAGCAAGTGGCGCTAACACGGCAACGGCTTTAAGTAATCTTGGCAATACCGCTTTGCTTGGCACTATTCTTAAAGCAACATAAGGATAAATCATGGCTGACTTTTCAATGAATGTAAATTACGCAAAGCCTCAAGGTCAAACCCTTGGGGACATGATCAACATGGCTTCTGGAATTCAAAACTTCCAGCAAACACAGCAATTAAATCCTTTGGCTTTAGAAAAAGCGCAGATTGAAAACCAAGTGTTGCGTCAGAAAAATGATGAGCGTTTAAAATTGCAAGAGTTCACTAGCAACCCTGCAAACTGGCAGACCAATGGCCGTATTGACATGGACAAGATTAACGCGGCTATTCCAAAAATTGCCCCGTTGACAGGTTCTGATGTGATTACTTCATTAAGTGGATTGCACAAGAGTCAAACAGAAGCGGCTAGTGCAAAACAAGCATTGACGCAAACTGAACGAAACATTATTGGCAATGTTGATCATTCACTAGGTTTAATGGGTGTTAACGATCCAAAGCAAATTATTAAAGCCTATCAAGGATTGATTCAAAATAATCCTGACAACCCGTCTTTAGAACGCATGATCAATTCAAGAATTGACTTGCTTAACAAAGCACAGCCCGGCCCGGCTATTACAAAAGACTTGCTTGCTGAGTCTGCATCTTTGTTGTCTATTCCACAGCAACGTGCTGAGTTTGCCCCTAAAGCTAGTTTGACAGGCACAGGAAGTGAATTAAAAGAAACCATTACAACGCCTCAAGGAATTGCAGGACAAGCGCCTAACATTCGCATGACGGGCGCGGCAGAGCCTTTGACTATGGCCCCCGGCACTCAGTTTGTGCCAACTGGCAGAACTGACCAAAACAATAATCCAACGGCTTATGAATATTCCAAAACTGGACAACTATTAGGTGAGGTCACAATTCCCGCTGGTGTTTCAGGCGCACCAAGAGCGCCACAGCAAAACGTAATGCCACAGCAGGGTGGTGGTATGCCACAACCGCAAGTAAACGCACCACAACCCCCTGCAATGCCCTCTAATGCGCCTGTAAGGATGCGCCCCGGTGAGAACGCAGACACATTGCGCGATGCTCAAGCTATTCGCACAAGATCAATGGCCGCGGCCGCTAATGTGCCTAACCAGCAATTTAACAGCAACCAAATTATTAAAATTGCTGATGATGTGATTTCTGGTAAGGGTGCTGGCGCTATTGCTAACCTTACTGGTGGTTATGCCGCTTTGCCTTTTGGTGGTGACAACGCAACCAACTTGCAACAGCTTGGTCATTACATGGCGCTTCAAACAGCGGAATTGTCAAAATCCTCTGGTTTGAGTGGTACTGATGCGGCTAACCAAATTGCTGGTCAGATTGCTGGAACAGTTGAATGGACAGCGCCAGCTATCAAACAAACCGCCCGTGTCAATCGTGCTTTGTCAACTGCAACAAGTTTGTTTAACCAAGGCGTTGAAAACGAATTTAATAAAACTAAAGACCCGTTTGCGGCTAGAGACTTCCAAAATAAATGGAGTCAAATTGCTGACGTAAACGCCATTCGTCTTTATGATGCAATGAGAAACAACGACAAAGATGGCATGAAAGAAGTTGTCAATGCCGTTGGTGGCCCTGATTCTACGGGTTACAAAAATCTGCTGACTAAAATCAAGTTTATGAGTACGCTTGTTAAGGGGCAATAATGGCTGTTGTTGATGATTTTGATTTAGATTCGGTCAACAATGCAGTTAACTCTGCGTTTGGCCGCAAATCAGCGCCCCCCGCAAGAACTCAATCCTCCCGTGACCAAGAGGCTTTACGAGTATTGCAAGACGAATACGAAAAACAAAGCAAACTTGCCGCGGGTGGTAATGCCGCTTCTGCCCGTAATTTAGAGGCACTTCAGCGAGAAATGAAGTTAAAAGGCGGTGCGCCTACTACTGCACAAACGCCAAGTGATGACTTTAGCGTAGATGCAATTGGCGCGGCAGTTCAAGATGCGTTTAAAGGTTCTAAAACTGATAAACCAGTGCCAAAAAACAAGACCGATCAAGCAATTATCAATCTGCAAAGATCGCGTGAAATGTATGGCCAAATGGGGCGTGACTTTGGCGCTAGTGTTGCGTCATTAGCTGACACTACTGTTGGCGGTATTTTGCCTATGGCTGGTCAAGTAGTTCAAGCCGCTTCCCGCCCGTTTACTACGCCCGAAAAAGCACAGCAATATGGTCAAGCTGTTACAGGTGCATTAGAAAAACCGTTTGGTAAGACATTTGGGGTTACGCAAAGCCCCGCTTATCAGGGTGAGGCTTCACAAAGACTGATGAACTTTATTGGTGAAAACGTCAATAAAGGCGCAGAGTGGATTGCCCAGAAAACAGGCTTACCACTTCCTGATGTGCAAAACATGATGGGAACGGCAACAATTGCCGCACCAGCGGTATTGGCTAAACCTTTGGCTACCGTAGCTAAACCTTTAGTTAAAGGCGCTGAGACTTTAAGTCAATGGGGCAATGAAATTCGTTCTACAGCACCTAGTCAGCTTGAACAACAGTTTCAAGCCAAGGGGGGCAAACAAAGCGTTGGTGCGGCCGCGGCTATGCCAGAAAACGTCTTGCGTGGCAATATTGATGCGGCTATTGCTCAATCATCGCCTGAATTGCAAACTTACGTTCAATCAAAGAATCCAAGGGCTGTTGATTTGCCAGCTTTGGAAACCAGAAGTCTTGAAGAAAAACATGGTGTCAATCTAAGCCGTGGTCAACGCACAGGCGACACAAGCCTTTATTCTCAAGAATGGAATAAGCGTGGCGAAACTGAAATTTTGGGCAATCATTTTAATGAACAACCAAAACAATTTAAATCTGCATTTGAAAATTCAATTAGACGTAATGCGCCTGATGTTTTTGAAATTGACCCAAGTTCTATTGGTCAAATTCAAATAAATGCTTTGTCAGCTAAAGATCAAATTAGAAAATCAGCTATTTCTGATGCTTACAAGGCTTTGGAAGATGCAAATGGCGGTCAGTTTCCTATTGACATTCAAGCACTTGATAAAGGCATCAAAACTGAACTGTCCAAAAATCTTAAAACAAACCATTTGTCAGGTTCAATTGCAAGTGATTTAACAGACTTTTACAGCAATCCAACATTTGAGGCTTATGAGGCTTTACGCACCAACTTAGCTAATGAAATGCGGTCAAGTTCTAATGGCAATGCAAGGCAAGCGGCTTACATTGTTCGTGACCAATTGGAAAAGTTACCTATTTTTGGTGAAGAAACTGGAAGCGCACAAGCTATTCAACTTAAAACATTGGCTGACAAAGCACGTTCTTTAAACAAACAGCGCATGGATGTTATTAAGTCAAATCCCGCTTACAAATCCGCTGTAAAAGAAGCAAGCACATTAGATGATTTGACAGCACAAGGCGAAAGTCTTAACGCTGAAAAATTCCATGACAAGTTTGTCACCAAAGGAACACCAGAGTCTATTCGCAGAATGAAAGCTGAATTGGCAGACGATCCACAAGCTATCCAAGCAATTACAGCGGGTGAGTTACGAAATGTTATGCGTAAAGCGGGTTTGGCTACTGACATACCTGACTTAAATCCAAAAACATTGGCGAATTACATTCAAGACAACAGAGGACGTTTGCAAGAATCTCTTGGCCCTGAAGGTTTCAAAGATTTAATGGAATTGACTGCGCTTTCTAGTAAAGTTGGAATGCCAAAAACAGGCACATTTAACTATTCAAATTCTTTTAGTTCAATGTTGGGTGATTTGGCTAAACAAGGTTTGGCAACAGGCGTTGAAACAAAATTAGCCACTATGACAGGTGGTGCATCCATTCCAGCTATGTCTTTGGGTAGATCATGGATGGGTAAACTAAACAAAGAAGGATTTGCAAAAGAAGCTGTAAATCCTTATGGTGGCTTAACTAAGGATTAAATATGGCAGTCAATCTTGCACCAATCGGTAACGGTTTCCAATTCTTTACCAACACAGGCATTCCCCTCAACGGTGGGTATATCTACACCTACCAAGCTGGCTCTACAACTCCGCTTGCCACTTTTACTACGGCTGTTGGCACAATTGCCAACACCAATCCTATTCAATTAGGGACAAGCGGTCGCCCCCCACAAGAAATTTGGTTGACTGAGGGTTTTTCATACAAGTTTGTTTTGACTGATTCTGCCAATGTTCAGATTGCCACTTACGACAACCTTTATGGAATTTTGGGAACAGCCGCGGCAGTTAACCCAATTCCATCAGGCGGCATCATTATGTGGTCAGGCTCTATTGGTGCTATCCCTGTAGGCTATTACCTTTGCAACGGCTCTAACGGCACACCAGACTTGCGTGACCGTTTTGTGGTGGGTTCTGGTAGCACCTATGCTGTAGGTAACACAGGCGGCTTCACATCATCGGTCACAAGTTCTGGCGGCACAAACTTACCACTGTACTATTCTTTAGCATTCATTCAGAAAGCCTAAAATGTCTGATATTGATTTGGTCAAGTATGGGGTGCTTTGGCAAAAAGTTGAATCTATGGAAGCCAAGATTGACAAAATGGAAACCCAACTTGAAACGCTGATTGAATTGGCCAACAAGGGGCGTGGTGGCTTTTGGATGGGTATGGTTTTTGTGTCAGGCATTTCTACATTCTTTGGTTACATTTCACACTATTGGTCAAAGTAAATGAATGCGTTGGCTCATTCTGTTATTACTGTTTGGGCTAGTAGGTGCGGTAGCCAAGAACGGCTGTCACGTTAGGGAGTTCTATGGTATTGGTTACACCGTCCATGACCCCACAGAACGGCACAAAGAGATGCTTGCATGGCTAATCCACAACGCAGAGCATTGCAAGTCAAAAGATTATGTGGTGATGTGGAACAATTTGCCAGATTGGGCGGGAACAGCGGACACAGTAATACTTAGATCAAAGATAATTTACGGGTACAAGGATGCGCTTGATCGGGAAAAAAAGTGAAAGTCAGTTACGACAAATGGTATCCAATAGTCCAGCCAAACCCGGCAATGCAATCCGAAGTGTTTGCCAAGCGTGTAGAAAGGTTAGATGCTGAACGGGCGGTGCAAGTTCAGATAGATCAGCAAGTTAAAAAGTTTCATCAATATGAGTATGAAATTTATGAATACAGAATGCGACAGATTACGATAAACATTGACATTACCAATCTAAAACGACAAATTGATGCCCTTGTATGACCAAGAAACCAACACCCAAAACGTCACCAGACACAAGAGACAAGCTGACGCTGTACGTCACGCTAATGGTAAGCACAACCCTATGTATCTCCGTGTTGGCCATGGTGGTCAGCTTTATGTTGGGTCTGTGGGCCAAAGAAGTGGACAACGCAGAAATTTTCAAAATGATTTCACCCGCTTTTTCTACTCTTATCGGAGGAATGATTGGATTCCTGTCTGGTATCAAACTCATGCAAAATGACGACAAATCAAAATCTTGTAAGGACTAACTATGTTTGAAGTTTTAAGTGGTGGTTTATTAGGTTCTATTTTTGGTGGCATTTTTAGGATGGCCCCTGAAGTGCTGAAATGGCTGGATAAAAAGAATGAGCGCCAGCATGAACTAAATATGTTCAAGTTCCAATGCGATTTGGAAGCCCAACGTGGTCAGCAAAAATTAGCTGAAATTGGCGCACAACGTGAAGCCGCAATTGACGTAGGTGTAATGGATGCGTTCAACAACGCCATTACACAGCAATCTGAGATGGTTAAAGCCGCGGGTGGATGGGTAGCCAGCTTGTCAGCTTCTGTGCGTCCTATGATCACTTACTGGATTTTGTTTGTTTGGTCATTCATTCATGTGTGGTTTGCTTGGAATGCTTGGCTTGCTGGCGCACCAGCTATTGAAGTATTTAAAACCATGATGACCCCTGACTTTTCTGCCTTGTTGTCAGGAACAATCAATTATTGGTTTCTTGATCGTACTTTGGCAAAGCGTGGAATATGAACTTAGAATTGGCCGCATCCCTTTGTCGCCATTTTGAGGGATTTTTTTCTAAGCCTTACCTATGCCCTGCGGGAATTGCAACCATTGGTTATGGCTCAACTTACTATTCTGACGGGCGCAAAGTGACCCTACAAGATGCGCCTATGGATGAGCCTACCGCAAGGGCGTTGTTGATGGTGGAATTGGAACACACCTATTTGCCGGGTGTACTCCGCAACTGCCCCATCCTTGCAACCGATGAACGTAAGTGCAACGCCATCGTTGATTTTTGCTATAACTTAGGCACAGGCAGACTTCAGACTTCAACCCTCAAACGTAAAATAAACGCAGGGGATTGGGATGGCGCAAAAGAGCAATTGAAGTTATGGAACAAAGGTGGCGGCAAAGTTCTATCTGGACTTAAAAAGCGCAGGGATGCCGAGTGCCTCCTTATTTCTTAGCTTCCTTAATAAAGATACTGAAGCTGTCAATTGTGACTTTGCCAAAAGGAAGCGGTTTTAAGCGTTCTGCGTAATCATCAAGGGCATCGTTCCAACCAGCGTCATAAGCCGCGCATACAGCGTCTATAGAGGCTTCCTGAGCGCCTGTCATGCGTAGCAAACTAATTAGATCGTCTTTGGTCATTTTTATCCCTTTGGTGTCTGCCTATTTTCCTAGAAAGCCAACACGCTTGGCAAATCCACTTATGCCCCATGTCAATACCGCCCTCTGGTGGTTTGATTTCATCACAATTATTACAAGATCGTAATTTATGAACGGGCTGATTGCTGTTGAGGCTTAGTGGTGTCATTTTAAGTTTCATTGTTTAATTATTTTCATCACACGCTGTGAACGTCCTGATTTAGCTTTGCGCTTTTCGCCTGTATCCTCAATGAATCCTTTGCGTATCAATGGCGCAAATCTAGGCGAAATGGTCTGAACACCGTGGTGGGGAAAATGCGCCATTACTTCATCAGAAGTGCATCCATTTGGATATTTGGCAACCACTTCATAAACCATTTGCTCTAGCCGTGTAGAGTCAATTGATTCAGCCGCTTCCATGCTGGTGAGTGGGTCTGATGCTCTGGCCATGAATTTTGGTTCTGAGCCAAAGATGGATTCAAATACTTTGCTAAATGTCATGTTGTTTCCTTAAAGGTGGGGGTACTAACTGTTCGTCTGCAAGCTAGGAATTTCCTTTGCACAGCGTTCCCCCCGTTAATCAAAAATCAATGTCATCGTCTTTTGGCAGACCTTTGTAGCTTTCCTCTGGGTCATTCAAAAATGCCCGTCCATCCCAATCTTTAAACGGCATCAAATCAAGCACTAACATTTCGCCAGTTTTGGTTTCAATAATGCTACCAATTGTGCGGTAACGGTGTTTTGTTTTACCGTCTTTGTCTGTGTAAGAACCTACAGAGGCTTTAACAATTTTTAGAGTTTTAGACATTTTTGACTTTCATAAGTTGAGCAATTTTTATATCAAGTTCATTTAAGAATTTGACGATTTCATCTTCCATCAGTTTGATATACATATTGTCCCTTGGGATACGTTTAACAAACAATTGAAGTTCTGCTGGTAGGCGATTGTCAAAACTGACAAAATCACACCAGCTACGGTCTGTGCAAGCCATTTGAAATTGCATTTGCGTGTTGTATTTGTTTGGCACAGTTTGACTAAGCAAAGTCTCAATGTGCGTGGCAGTATTAGGACATTTAATTTCTAACAAACCATCATCCCCCACAAGCCCGTCAGGGGACGCACCAGCCATTTCAATTGTGGGATGTGGTACAAACCCCACTTCATCCACTAAAACGTCTTTAAACGACTCATAAGCGGCTCTGGCAAGAGGTTCTGTGTCTGTGCCATGTTGCATTGCTGAAGAAATAAAGAATTCTTCACGTTGCCCCGTTAGGCGCTCACACACCAACTGAGCCATGTAGTTAGCCCGGCTTGCGGCATAGCCTGATTGCGTTTTAGCAAGTACATCAGCCACACGGGATGCTGTGACTTTACCAATACGAGCCGCAAACCATGCGTCCGAGCGTTGTTCAATCATTTCAATCATAATTTTGCCTTTGCTTTGTCTTTGGCTTCAATAATCTTTAACTGCAAGTCTGCATTGCCTTTGCAAGCCGCCAATGCTGTTTTAAAGTTGGCTTTTAATTCATCATGTGTTGATGACGCTTCAATGGCCGCAAAGTGATCCAGTAAAGTGTTTTCATTAACACTTGGAACAACCTTGCCACTTGCCGCGTTGCCATCGTCATCTTCTTGAGAAATGCCACAAGTGGCCATCAAAGAATATCTACGGGCATAAGTCAAAGCCGAGCCATAACCGTGGGCATCGTGTTTGGAAGCTGGTACATGAAGCATACCGCCCTCAATCATTTCACCAGACTCATGCAAAAAGATGGTTTGGATAATTACGCCATCGTTGCATTCATGCGGCTTTTGAATCAATGCAATGCCATTGTTGTTCAGCGCAGTTATGACCGCCTCAATGCAAGAGGTTAAATCAGCGTAACGGCTAGGTTTGCCATTGCTTTTAAACCCTGCGTTAGTGGCAGTCTTTAAAGCTGGCCCAAATTCTTTTTGTGCTTTGACAAATGCTGTTGCTACGTTTTTCATGCTTCTTCCTTTAAATAAACCGTGAGGCGTTTGATTCGGTCTGAGTGGTAGTCAGCCATGCGCCTTGCATATTCTTGAGCGCTGAGAGCGTCTAACAGCTTGCGTTGGGCTGATTCCAGTTCCTTGGCGGCTATTTCTTTAGCTGATGGCAAGCGGAAGTAATCTTTGAGTAGTTCAAGCATGGTTAACCCCTCCAAGCCAGTAATACACCAATGCCGCCAAAGATGATGATGGCCAACACGCATTCAATAAGTGTTTGGATAATCTTAGATTTCATTTTGTTCTTTCAGCATACGAGCGTGGTGAATTTTGGTTTCAGACATAATGTGTTGAAATTCGGATAAAGGCAGATCACAAGAAATGTCATCACCTTTTAGGTTAAAGATAAACACATCGTAAATTTCCGCTGAGTTGTGGTCATGCGGCATATTGATTTCTGCGGGGTAGTAGTCATAGCCAACCTTGACGTTTTCAAGCGTTGTGCCATTGTCATAAGACACAACGTCATCAAAGTAATAGTGGAGTTTGTAATCAGTCATGGTTTGCTTAATAAATTTGAGCGCCAACCAAAACATTGATGTCGTAACCAGCGGCCTCAGCTCTTTCGCCAGCGGCACTTACTGCTACTGCAAACAAAGACCTATCGCAATTTGGGTTTGTTGCATTCTCACGATCAACGCAAGTGTCTGAAAGGTACAAACCAGTTGCTTTTTCAATTGCAATTAACTTTGCAGTTAATTCTGTGTATGTCATTTTGATTTCCTTAAAAGACCCCAAGAAGTTCAGGGCATGGGTGAACTATAGCCTAGCCTATAGATAAGTCAACAAGTATTTTGTAAGGACTTACCCTAATGTTGCTTTTATGCAAATGGGGGTATAGTCAAGCCTATGGACAAACACAAGTTTATTGCATTGGCTGGCTCACAGAGTGAACTAGCCCGAATATTAGGGATTAAACAGCCCTCTGTTGCTCAATGGAAATTTGTTCCTAAAGCAAGAATATGGCAATTAAAGTTGTTGCGTCCACAATGGTTTGTAGAGTAAGATTTTTTGAAACACGGCTAGGAATGGATTGATCCCCATTCTGAAAAGGGTTCCCACTAATCCCCTGCCGCAGTTTCTTTTAAGTGGGTTTTTAAGTGGAAAAATTATGGCTAATCCTTGGTTTAGACTCTATTCAGAGTTCGCGCACGATCCAAAAATTCAAATGCTTTCTGAGGCAATGCAAAGACGTTATGTCATGCTGTTGTGCCTTAGATGTAGCGAAATTCTTGAAACGTTACATGAAACAGAAATTGCGTTTCAACTTAGGTTATCCACAGCCGAATTAGAGGAAACTAAACAACTGTTTATTGCCAAGAATTTTATTGATAAGCAATGGAATTTATTAAATTGGGATAAACGTCAATTTGTCTCAGACTCAAGCACCATGCGGGTTGCAAGACATAGAGAGAAAAAGAAACAGGAAAGTAACGTTGATGAAACGTTACAGAAACGCCCAAGTAACGCTATAGATACAGATACAGATACAGATACAGATACAGATACAGATACAGATACAGAAAAGAAAAAGAACAAGCGCGGCTCACGCCTCGCCTCTGATTTTTGTTTTACAAAAGAATGGGAACAGTTTTGCCAACAGACAAGACCAGAACTTAGCCCGGTGAAAACCTTTGACCAGTTTAAGGATTATTGGATTTCCCAAGCTGGTCAAAAGGGTGTCAAGCTGGATTGGTTTGCGACATGGCGCAATTGGGTTAGAAGCACTACTGCACCTAAACAAAATCCTTACGATATTGTGAGGCTCACAGTTCCATCAAAGAATGAGCCTGATGCCGCATTGGAAAAGATTAAAGCTGACGACAAAAAGGCCGTACCTATTCCGCTTGATGTTTTGGCGAAAATGGCTGAATTGAGGAAAAAGGCATGACACACCATGAAGCAAACAGAATTCTTGACCGAGCCAGAGAAGGCCAGCAATTTAGCCACTTTGTCATCACAAGAGCGCTTGAACTTACGGGAGACTATGAGGCAAACGGAAGCAATGGAATGGATCAGGCGCTTCAAAAAGAAAGCGCTGGAGGAGGGTGGCGGAGAAGCCCAATATTGGTGGCAACAGACCCTAGCCGACATTGCCAAGAGACGCGGCCAGCCAGCCGCTGATGATCTACGCCAAAGAATGAACAGGATTAAAAATGAGACGAGCCGCAAGAGTTGACGCAAATCAGGAACAGATTGTTTCAGCCCTGAGAGCCGCGGGTGCTTATGTATGGATTATTGGTTTGCCTGTTGACCTTTTGGTTGGCCACAGGGGTCACACATTCTTGGTTGAAATAAAAACTACGTCTAAAAAGCGTTTAACGGGCTTACAAGCCGACTTCTTTGAAAATTGGTCTGGTAGTACCTTGGCGCGAATTGACAGCCCAGAAGCCGCATTACGCATGATTGGAGTCATTAAATGAGTAACAAAACAATATGCACATTGATTTCTTTTTACTTGGTAGCGTTTTGGTCAGTATTTGTTTATTTTGTGAGGCAATTTTTATGATTGTTAACCTACATAACAGCGAACAAGCCCATATCGTATTAAAAAACTTGTGGCCAAAGATTAAAGAAACCTTGCAAGCTGGCAAGCAATTGCGCTTGGAAGTCAAAAAGGCAACCAGAAGCACAGACCAAAATGATATGTTTCATGCCCTGATTGACCAAGTGGCAAAAGCCATGAAGGATGCTGGCTCAGAGTGGTCAGCAGACGATTGGAAGCGCCTGTTAATTGATCAGTGGGCAAATGAGACAGGACGCAAGTTAGGCAAGATAGCGCCAAGCCTAGACGGGCAAAGAGTTGTTCAGCTAGGACTACAAAGCCACAAATTCACCAAAGAGGAAGGCTCTGAGTTTATTGAGTGGCTTTTGTGCTGGATGGCAGATAAGGGAATAGAAACATGATGTGTCCAGTTTGCGGTACACGCAAAAACAAAGTCTTAGACACGAGAGCAAACCCAGAATTTATCCTCAGAAGGCGGGAATGCAACAACTTTCACAAGTATCAAACCAAAGAATATGCAATATCTGAAACACCAGTATGTGAGAAGCCAGAAACTTCTAAAGCTAGTGGCGGCTCTCTCTTGTCAAAGCTGTGGCATGGACAATGGCGTCCAAGCGGCTCATAGTAATTGGGGTGGCGGTAAGGGTAAGGGCATCAAAGCTGATGACAACTTAGTGGCCGCCTTGTGTCTCAAATGCCATTACGAAATAGACCAAGGGGCGCATCTATCCAAAGATGAACGCAAAGAAATGTGGTTAAAAGCCCACAAAGAGACAATTAAGGCACTAGGAGACAGATGGCCTCCAGAAGTGCCAGTTCCTCACTTACCCTTGTGAGCCTTGTCTAAGCCTTGAGCCTCATGGCGCTTTAGTTCTTGTTCCACAGCTTTGATGCGGGACATTTCAGCGCGATGCTCAGAAACTTTTTTATAGTGCATAGGTTGTTTAGGGGCGCTAGATTTAGCAGAAGTAATTTTAAAATTTGTGGCCATGACAAATCCTGTTAAAATGGTGGTTGACATTGTGCCACATAGCGCATAAAGTCAAAACCATAAATTCTTTGCAAGGAAAATATCATGGGAAAAGCAGATACAACAATGGCTAAAAGCACTACTGGTGCAACACCCCCCAAAGGTGCGGAATCTTCTGACCGTACAGGCGAACGCATGGAAAAAATGCGTGGTGGCGTTGCTATGGGTAAAGAGGACAAAATGGGCGCTGATCACCAGTTCAACACTGGCCGCACCAACGGCATTTGCTACACTAAGACCAAATCAGAGTACCGCTAAAAAGCGAAACCCAGACAGTCATGCACGACTGAATGGGCTTCTAAACATCACAAATGATAAGGATTTGAAATGTCTGGTTTGAATTGTAAGGCTTGTGTTTACTTTAATGACATAGGTCAGATGGGGCAGTGCAGACGCTACCCCACTTACCAAAACCGTCACTACACTGAGTGGTGCGGTGAATTTGAGTTAGTTGCCATCGTCCCAACGGAGGATGTTACACCCGTCCCAGAGGCGGGTGCTTTTTTGCCTAAAAAACGCGGCAGACCAGCAAAGGATGCAAAATGAACTTGCACCCACTTAAAGACAAGATACTGGTGCGTCCTGAACAACGCATCCAAAGCACAATTTATTTCCAATCGGCAGAAGCTGAAAGCCGCGGGACGGTTATGGCAGTAGGCCCAGAAGCCCATGCCGAAGGTTTAAATATTGGTGACAAGATTGCTTTTGGTACATTCCACAAAGACTATAAAGACGAATACCTAAAGTTTGAGGAAATCAAGCACAATGATGAGCGCTTACTCAAAATGAGTTGGCAAGATGTTTGTTTTGTAATAGAGGAGTAAATCATGGCTACCAAACCCGGTCTTTATGCAAATATTCACGCCAAACAAGAGCGTATTAAGCAACAAAAAGCTGAGGGCAAACCCGTTGAGCGTATGAGAACGCCCGGCACAAAGGGCGCACCCACAGCCGCGGCATTCAAACAGTCTGCTAAAACCGCAAAGAAATAATCATGGCAAAGCACGATAAGCCCATCCCCCATAAGACAACGGGCAAGGACAAAACTTATAACCCAACAGACAAGGGTGCGGGAATGACCGCCAAGGGTCGCGCTGAGTACAACGCCAAGAACAATTCAAATTTAAAGCCGCCAGCGCCTAATCCTAAGACAAAGAAGGACGAAGGACGTAAGGCAAGTTTTTGCGCCCGAATGGAAGGTGTGGTCAAGAATGCTAAAGGCCCAGCAGAACGTGCCAAGGCATCACTAAAGAACTGGAACTGCTAATGCCACTTATTAAATCTAAATCCCCCGAAGCGTTTAAAAAGAACATTAAAACTGAAATTAAAGCTGGTAAGCCTGTAAAACAAGCCGTAGCCATTGCTTACTCAGAAAAGCGTGAAGCCGCCAAAAAGGACAAAAAGAAATGATCGAGCAAGTTAAAGCCCGAATTGCTGATCTTGAGAAGCAAAAAGAACAGATGTTGGCTAACTTTCATGCTATATCTGGCGCTATTGCCGAGAATGAAGCGTGGTTACGTCAACTTACGGTTGAAAAGCCAGCCGAAACCGAGTAAATTAGTGGCACTATGCCAACACTAGCCGACATTTACAGCGCCATTGACTCCGCTAAACGCAAGGGGTCTGATTTTATTCGCAATCCCGGTGCAAGCCTACAGCAAATAGCTGGTTACGGCATGGACAGAGCAAATGCCGCAAGGGATCAGTTATACGATGCCACAGCGTCAGAGGGTATCAATTACGGGCCAAAGACCCAAGCATTAGCCAAACAAATGGCTAGTTCTTACAACCCATTAGGGATGACCGTCTTTCACGGTAGCAGACACCCATTCACTAAGTTTGATAATTCCAAAATTGGTACGGGTGAAGGCAACCAAAGCTATGGTTACGGAATGTATGTGGCTGAAAATCCCCAAGTGGCCAGAGAGTATTCAACCGCTGGAATGACGCTTGATCCTGCTAAAACCAAATACAAAGGCAGAAACATTGAAACTTGGTATGACGAAGCCCAACGCAAACAAGACATGGCTTATCGTCAGAAAGCGCCACAAGAAAAAATCAATGAAATAAATGCTGAGTTAGGGTTTTGGGAACAATTGATGACCAGAAGGCATCCACAGGCTTTGTTGGATGAATACAAAACACCAGATTACGGTGGCCCTGAGTTTGCCAAGTTTGCAAATAACATAGACATGACCAAATTCAAGGGGATCATTGAGCAACCCAATTTTTATAAGGTGGATTTGCCAGATCAACACATTACCAAGATGCTAGATTTTGATGCACCACTAAAACAGCAAATTCCTGAAGTACAGGCATTGGCTAAAAAATATGGCGTTTCATTAGATGATCTGGGCGGTGATTTATTGATCAAGGTGGGCAAAGGCTCTGCTGGCTCAAAGATCATGCAAGAACAAGGTCTAACAGGCATCAAGTATTTTGACCAAATGAGCAGGGAAGCAAATAAGGGAACAAGAAACTTTGTTGTTTTTGATCCTGATCAGTTATCTATCCTAGAACGTAACAACCAAGCCATTAAATGACTGAAACACCCGAAAAACGCCCTGTTGGTCGCCCATCCCTTTACAAACCAGAGTATTGTGAGGAAGTGATTGCATTGGGAAAGATCGGTAAGTCAACTGAGGCAATTGGTGCTATTTTAGGCGTAGGAACTAAAACTTTATACAACTGGCGTGACGAAAATCCAGAATTTTTACACGCCTTGGAGTTGGCTAAAGAGTTTGAACTGCAATGGTGGGAAGATATTGCCCAAACTCACATGATTGAGAACAAAGAAAGTGACAAGATAAACGCTTCTATCTGGTCAAGGTCTATGGCGGCACGATTCCCCAAAAAGTACCGTGAGCAAGTTAAGCAAGAAATTACAGGCGCTGATGGCGCACCGTTGTTGGCTGGCATTCAGGTCAGCTTTGTAAAGCCTAATGAGTGAAGTTAGCCAAGCAATTGCAAAGGCTGAGTTCCCACTCAAGCTACAGTGCTTGTTTCAGCCCTCACGTTATAAAGTTCTGTACGGTGGACGCGGTGGCGCTAAGTCATGGGGTGTTGCTAGGGCTTTGCTCATTAAAGGCGCTCAGGCCCCGTTAAGAGTGCTTTGCGCCCGTGAATTCCAAACATCTATCAAAGACTCAGTTCACAAGCTACTGTGTGACCAGATCGAGGCTTTGGGGCTTGGTTCGTTTTACGAAATAACTCAAACCAACATTAAAGGCAAGAATGGCTCAGAGTTTAGCTTTGTGGGTTTAAAGAACAATGTGGCCAACGTCAAGTCTTATGAGGGTGTTGATGTGTGTTGGGTTGAGGAAGCGCAAACAACCAGCCGTATGTCATGGAACGTGCTAATCCCTACCATTCGTAAAGAAAAGTCAGAAATTTGGGTGACGTTTAACCCAGAGTTGGAGACTGATGAAACTTACCAGCGGTTTGTGCTTAACCCGCCTGAGAACTGTATTGTCCAAAAGATCAACTGGTCAGATAACCCTTGGTTTCCCGAAACGCTAAAACTTGAGAAGGATGCGCTTAAACACCGTGATCCACAGGGCTATAACGTGGTTTGGGAAGGTTTATGCCGCCAGACAGTAGATGGGGCTATCTTTGCCAAAGAAATGCAACTGGCTGAGTTAGATGGCCGCATCACAAAGGTTAACTACGATGCCACAAAGCCCGTTCACGCCATCTTTGACCTTGGCTGGTCTGATGCCACAGCAATTTGGTTTTTACAGTTTGTGGGCATGGAAACCCGCTTGATTCGCTACATTGAGGGCAATCAGCAGACCATGAGTGACTATCTGGCCAAGATGCAGACCTTTGGCTATATGTATGACACGCTATGGCTACCGCACGATGCTGAGAATAAGACACTGGCCGCCAATGGCAGAAGCATTGAGGAAATTGTAAGGAATGCTGGTTACAAAACCAAGATCATTCCTAGAACGCCCATCATGGACTCCATCAATGCGGCCAGAACATTGTTCACAAATATGTGGTTTGACAGGGAAAACTGTCACGAGGGCTTGCAATGCCTACGCCATTACCGTTACGATGTTGACCCAGACACCAAGCAATTTAGCAAAACGCCATTACACGACAATTATTCACATGGCGCTGATGCGTTTAGGTACATTGGTTTGATGGTAAATGAGCCTAGACAAGCCAGAAAGCCAAAGGCAAACGCAAATTATGGTAGCGATTACTCATGGATGAGTTAAAATGTCTCCAAATCACTTAGGGCAACATCATGGCTGATGATTACGACAAACGAATTCAGGAAGCAATAGAGTTTCTAAAGTTTGCTAACGATGCAGACACAATGAACCGTCAGGAAGCGCTTGAGGATTTAAAGTTTGGCGCTGGTGATCAATGGCCTGTTACCCTGCAAAACTCACGCAATCTTGAGTCACGGCCTTGCATAACGGTTAACAAGGTGGATAACTATTGCCGCCAAGTCTCTAATCAGCAACGCCAGCAACGTCCCCGCATCAAAGTTCATGCCACAAACACGCATGAGGACATGGTTGACGCACAGACTATCAGTGGCATTATTCGCCACATTGAGGTCAATTCCAACGCTGACCATGCTTATGACAATGCGTTTGAATACGCTGTTCGCATGGGATGGGGCTATGTACGAGTCAGAACTGACTACATTTCAGAGGATTCGTTTGACCAAGAAATCTACATTGACCCTGTGGATAATCCATTCACGGTGTACTTTGACCCCAATTCAGTAGCGCCTGATGGCTCTGACGCTGACCGTTGTTTAATTACAACAATGATGCTCAAAGAGGAATTCCGCAAGCTGTACCCAGACGCTGATGACGGTGGCACAAGTTTCACACAGCGTGGAACGGGTGACTCGCAATCTGAGTGGATTACTAAAGAGGACATTCGCCTTGCTGAGTATTACTACACAGTCAGGGAAAAGGCTACTTTGTACCTTTTGAGCGATGGTTCATCTACATTTGCTGATGACAAAGACTTCTTTAAGCGTTTAGATGCTTTTGGCATAACGGTGGTGGACAAACGTGATTCGTTTAAGAAAACCATCAAGTATTGCAAAATGACTGCGGTTGAGATTCTTGAGGAACGTGATTGGGCTGGCAAATACATCCCTATTGTTCCCGTGTATGGCCGCCACATTGTCATTGGTGACAAGCGTAAAAAGTTTGGCATGATTCGCTATGCCAAAGACCCACAGCGTATGTATAACTTTTGGCAAACCGCCATTACTGAGGGTGTTGCATTAGCACCCAAGGCAAAGTGGTTGATTGCTGAAGGTCAAGACGAAGGACATGAACAAGATTGGGCAAATGCCAACATCAAGTCATTCCCTGTTTTACGTTACAAACAAACTGATATTGACGGTCGCCCTGCGCCAGTTCCCTCACGCTTACAGCCAGAGCCGCCACAAGCGGGAATCATGGCCGCGGCTATGGGTGTGGACAATGATATTAAGAACATCATGGGCGTGTTTGACCCTGCACAGCTTGGGCAAGGCAACATTTCAGGCAAAGCATTGAATGGCCAGCAACAACAAGTTGACCTGACAAACTTTGACTATTACGACAACCTAACACGTTCAATCAGTCACGTTGGCAAGATTTGCTTAGATTTGATTCCTAAGATTTACGACACAGAGCGTGTCATGCGAATCATTGGTGATGATGGCAAGCCAGAACTGTTGACTATTAACCAGCGTGACTCTGTTGGCCGCGTCTTAAACGACATAAGCGTTGGCCAATATGATGTGGTCATGGAGACAGGGCCGGGCTACAACAGCAAACGTCAGGAAGCCGTGGACAATATGCTTCCCTTGTTGTCAGCCGCACCAGAACTTATGCAAGTGGCTGGTGACTTGGTGTTTAGAAACATGGATTGGCCGGGGGCTGACATCATTGCTGACCGCCTTGCCGCCTCTAACCCAATGGCTCAGATTGACGATAAGTCTAAAGTACCGCCACAAGTTCAGATGCAACTGGCCATGTCGCAGAAACAGATTCAGGAACTTACACAGGCAATTCAGGCTAGAGACTTGATGCTTAAAAACCGTATGGATGTTGAGCAATTGCGTCAAGATTCAGAGACTAAGCGCACCCTGATGAAAGAGACAGGCAGGGCTAATGAGGCTGAATTGCGTGAACAAAGTGACCGCGCTGAAATGCAAATGCGTGTAGATGGCCAAGCAAACGATACGGTCATTAATACGCAGACAAAGCTAGAGATTGAAAGAATGAAACAACAGATTGCTATTTTGTTGGCCACAATGCACAAAGAGACACTAGGTAATGCAAGTGCAGAGACAACAGAACGGGCTATTTGATTTTGTAAAGAATATGTGGTAAAAACCACTAAACCTTACCCGTGAGGCACATGGGGTTAAATCGTTGGGAAACGTATGTCCGAAAAAGAAGCAAGTCAAGTATTGACAAGCGAGAATGCGGCAGAATTTTATGCAAACAGATTAGGTTTAGCTGAATCTCCAGCGGAAACTGAGGCGGTTGAAGAAACCGAGCCAGTAGCCGAAGATGATCAGAGTGAGCCGAAAGAGGCAGAAAAGGAAGCAAACCAAGAGGGTGAGCGAAAGCAAAATCCTAAACTTGAAAAGCGGTTTTCAGAGATAACCAAGCAACGTGAGGAAGCGCGAAAAGAAGCGCAGAACGAGCGTCAAGCTAGGTTAGAACTAGAACAGCGTTTGGCGGCAATGGAACAACAAAGACAGCCTCAACAGCAGTCTTACGTTGATTCAGAACCACAACCAAGCCAGTTCAACGATGCGTTTGAGTATGCGAAGGCTCTAGCTGAGTTTTCAACAGAAAAAGCGTTAGCTGAACGTGATAGGCAAGTGGCACAGCAAAGAGAGCAAGAAGCGCAACAAAAGATTATTCAATCTTGGGCGCAAAAAGTTCAGGAAGCGAAAGCCGAATTGCCCGATTTTGATGATTTGGTCGCATCCAGTGATGTAGTTGTAAACAACGCAGTCAGGGATGCAATTCTGGAGAGTGATGTAGGCCCAAAAATCCTGTATCACCTAGCTGAAAACAATGACCTAGCCAAAAAGATCGCCAGCTTGAGTCCAAATGCCGCGCTTAGAGAGATAGGTAAATTGGAAGCAAAGTTTGAGGCAAAGCCTGAAACTACGCAGACAGCCCCTGTTGTGAGAAGTAAAGCACCAACACCGATTCAACCGATTCGCGGTGGGCAAGGCAAGGCTGATGTACCGATTTCCGCTGATGGCGAATTTCATGGTTCATATCAGGCTTGGAAAGCCGCCCGTAAAGCGGGGAAAATTCGGTAAACCTAATCTTTTTGGAGAATTTAAATGGCTAATAATTTATTGACGATCAGCAAGATCACCAACGAAGCGTTGATGGTCTTGGAAAATGAGTTGACTTTCACAAGTGAAGTTGACCGCAACTATGATGACCAGTTCGCTGTTGTCGGTGCAAAGATTGGTAACACAGTCAATGTCCGCAAGCCCGGTCGTTTCATTGGTACTACTGGCCCTGCGCTGAACGTGGAAGATTTTAACGAGACTTCAGTTCCCGTTACTTTGTCTACACAGTTTCACGTTGATACACAGTTCACAACACAAGACTTGGCTTTGTCCTTGGATATGTTCAGTGACCGCGTGTTGAAGCCAGCTATTGCCGCTATTGCCAACAAGATTGACCGTGACGGTATGTCTATGGCTACCCTGCAAACTGCCAACATCGTTGGTACTGCTGGAACACCGCCCACAGGCTTGATCACATATCTGACTGCTGGCGCTTACCTTGACTCTGAAGGCGCACCCCGTGATGGCCGCAGATCATGTATCGTTGAGCCTTTTACATCAGCAACGATTGTTGATAGCTTGAAGGGTTTGTTCGTTCCCTCTGACCGTATTGGCAACCAATACGAAAAAGGTTTGATGGGTCGTGACTCTGCTGGTATGAACTGGAAGATGGATCAGAACGTGGTAAGCCAAACATTTGGCTCATTCGCTGGTACTGCTGTCGAGAACACAACCACAGGCACAGGTTTCTTGACTTCTGGTTGGGCATCAACAAGCACCATCACTTTGACTGCTACTGGTACGGTTTCACTTAACGCTGGCGATGTATTCCAAATTGCTGGTGTGTTTGCTGTTAACCCCCAGAATCGTCAAGCCTACGGCACAAACAAACTGCGTAATTTCGTGGTTAAGCAAGCCGTTTCCGCTACTGATGGCACTATGTCTGTCGTGGTTAGCCCTGCTGTGATTACCGCTGGTCAATTCCAGAACGTGTCAATCCCAACAACTTCCTCAACAGCCGCCATTACGTTCTTTAACAAGTCAGGTACTGTTTCCCCACAAAACATCATCATGCACCGCAATGCTTTCACATTGGCAGTAGCCGATCTGGAATTGCCAGAAGGTGTGCATTTTGCTGGTCGTGCAAGCGATAAGGAAATTGGTTTGTCAATGCGTGTTGTGCGTCAGTACACCATAAACAATGACTCCATTCCCACACGTTTGGATGTTCTATATGGCTGGGCCCCACTCTACCCTGAGTTGGCTTGCCGCGTAGCCGCTTAATGTTCAAGGGGGGCTAAAAACCCCCCGTTCTAAACTCAATTTAAGGAAATTATCATGGCGAATCCCGGCCCAGCAACGACAGTCACCCAAGAATCATTTGCCCCAATGACCAACGTGGTCAAAGGTGGTGTGTTTTCTTTGACTCTTACCCCCTCCGCTGTTGCAACAATTACAACTGCCGCCCAAAACTTTGCCAGCACTGGCATTGGCTTGGTCGTTGGTGATTTTGTTTCAGTAGCATTTAATGGCGCACAGACTGCTGGCGTAGGCGTTCTTGACGCTTATGTTTCAGCCGCTGACCAATTGACAATTCGTTTTGTTAACCCAACTGCCGCAAGCGTTACACCAGCATCAGGTACTTACCTAGTGTCTGTTCAGCGCCCAAGTACCTCTACAGGTTATGGCCAAACTTCTCCATTACTTTCTTGGTAATTTGAGTTCAGTTTAAAAAAAGGCCACTCTCAAAAGGGGTGGCTTTTTCTTTATTTAGCGTTACAATTTAACCATTCTTGAAAAGGAATTATCATGGCTTTGCAAACGACAATTTTGCGTGGAAACATCTCCAACGCATTCGTTATGGGCGTGGCGTTTAGTGCTACAACCGTTGCCACTTCTGGCGCATCTAAGACTGTTACCGTTGCTGGCCTTATGGTTGGTGATGCAATTCAAGTGACTCTACCCGCGGCTCAAACTACTGGCGTTGCTGTTGCAAATGCTTATGTTTCCGCGGCTGACACTTTGATTGTTCAGTTTATCAATGCAACAGGCTCAAGCGCTTCTGCCGCGGCTGGTACTTACACCGTTGTTGTGAATCGTCCTGAGTATTTGCCCCTTGATTCAAACGCTGTTTAATCATGTCTAATACAACGGTCTTACGCCCCGTAGGAGTTACAACCGCCATTTCGGTGGGTGCAACTTCTACTGCCGCAACGCTGATTACTGCAAGCACCAATGACCAAGTTAACTACGCTTCTTTCATCAACACGGGTGCTACCTATGTTGCTGTGAGCCTTGGCGATGCTAACGTGGCCGCGGCTGTCTTGCCTGTCAGCGGTTCAACTACAGGGAACTTTGTGTTACCCGCCTCAATGACAGTTCCGATTGTCTTGGCAGTACCCGCAAGCCCTTACTACGTCCGCATGATTGGTTCGGGCGCTGGCCCATCAATTGTTTATGTCACCCCCGTGGGCGATCAAACCTAAGAGGCGCTATGTCTGACCCTGCACAATCCATAGAACAAAACATTCTGCCTGTTCAGGCGTTGTTTAATGTTGATAAAACTTTTAACACGTTTATTGGTCAGGGTCAGCCATTTTATGCAATCCCAAACCCTAATCAGTCTGGGTTAAACATCACAAACAGCGTTATCAATAGCACGACTATTGGCGCGACAACCCCATCATCAGCGGCTTTTACGACTGCAACAGTCTCAACAGCCCCTGTAAGTGGTAATGATGTTGTCAACAAAACCTATCTTGAATTCTTTGCCGCTGGCATTTCTTGGAAACAGCCCGTTGATTGCGGGACTACCGCAAACATCACGTTGTCAGGACTGCAAACTATTGATGGCGTAACCGTTGTTGCTGGTAGCCGTGTATTGGTTAAAAACCAAACAACTACATCACAAAACGGCATTTACTTGGCTTCTGCTACGGCATGGTCAAGAGCGCCTGATGCGGATACTTGGGATGAACTAATTTCTGCAATCTGTTTTGTGGAATCAGGAAGCACGTTGGCAGGGTCTGCGTGGTATTGCACAATTCAGCCCGGTGGTACTTTAGGCACTACCGCAGTTACTTGGTCAAACTTTTCTGTTGCCGCAACCTATACCGCTGGCACAGGATTGACCCTTACTGATTACGTTTTCAGTATCACAAACACAGGCGTAACTGCCGCGGCTTATGGTTCTGCGTCTAAGACTCTGACCGCAACTGTCAACGCACAAGGACAGTTAACTGTGTTGGCCGCAACTGACATTGCCATTGCAAACACTCAAGTCTCAGGCTTGGGAACAATGTCAACGCAATCTGCATCTAGCGTGGCCATCACGGGTGGATCAATCAACGGCACGACAATCGGTGCAACAACTGCCGCGGCTGTCAATGCAACCACATTCACAGGCGCTGGAACGGGTCTTACAGGCACTGCAACGAGTTTATCCATTGGTGGTAATGCCGCTACAGCAACAAGCGCTACAGCGGCCACAAACCTTGCTGGTGGTGCAACTGGTTCTGTTCCTTACCAAAGCGCATCATCTACCACAACTTTCCTAAATGCTGGCGCTAACGGTCAAGTTTTAACCTTGGCGGCTGGCATCCCATCTTGGGCAACACCCACAACGGGAACTGTGACTTCTGTTGGTGGAACGGGTACGGTATCTGGCATTAGTTTGTCGGGTACTGTGACAAGCACAGGCAATCTGACCTTGGGTGGAACGCTTGATCTGTCAGCGCCTCCCGCCATCGGTGGAACTACTGCAAACACGATCACAGGCACAACAATCACGGCAAGCACAAAGTTTGTCGGTACTAATTTTGATGCGGCTGGCTCTGGCGGTGGTGCTTTAAGAACTTCTAGCGGTGCAAATTGCTTGCAATGGGGCGGTGGCGGTGGTGTTAACTTGACGCTTGATGGCGCATTTAACATGAATCCCGCCAATGCAACCATTCAAATTTCACCAACAGGCACAGGCACTTTGACGGTCAACCCTGCAACTGCGGGAACGATGAACAACATGGCAATTGGTGGGACAACCCCTGCCGCTGGTGCGTTTACCACTTTGTCAATCACATCAACATTTTCTGCTAACGGTTCTGTTGGCTCAAATGGTCAAGTGCTACAGTCTGCTGGTGCGGGTTCACCCGCTGTATGGGCAACCCCTGCAAATGGCATTACGATTGCTGATGACACAAGCACAAATGCCACACGTTATTTGGTGTTTACAAGTGCCACAACAGGCACAGTAACCACACAGAATGTTAGTTCTACAAAACTACAATTTAACCCAAGCACAGGCGCTTTTACCGCCAATCAGCTAATCATTGCACCGTAAAGGAAAATCATGGGACAGTTAACTTTTCAAGCAACACTAGGCGGTGCGGTCAACTTGGCGGGGCCAAACACGGCTTCTACAACCACTTTCACGTTACCAGCGGCTGATGGCGCAAGCGGTCAATCTTTGCAGACAAATGGTAGTGGAACGCTTAGTTTTGCTGGTGTGTCGCTGACAACTGGAGTAAGTGGAACACTACCGATTGGAAATGGTGGTACGGGTGCATCTACTTTAGCAGGGGCTAATATTCCTGTTGTCAATGTTGCCAACACTTTCACTGGCACACAGACTTTTTCAGGTTCAACATCAGCAACAGCCATTGTTTTAAACGATGCGGCTGAAGTGGCAACTGTTTCAGCTACTGCGGCCACAGGCACAATTAACTACGACATTACCACTCAATCTGTTTTGTATTACACAAGCAACGCAAGTGCTAACTGGACTGTTAACTTCAGAGGCTCTAGCGGTACTTCACTAGATACTTTGATGAGTACAGGTCAGTCAATGACTGTGGCTTTCTTGGTAACTCAAGGCTCTACTGCTTACTACAACTCTGCGGTTCAAGTGGATGGCACTACATCAGGCGTTACGACACGTTGGTTAGGTGGTGCGCCTACTGCTGGAAATGCAAGTGGCATTGATTCTTATCGTTATTTGATTATTAAAACAGGTAGTGCGACTTTCACAGTCTTGGCAAGCAACACACAATTTAAGGCTTAAATTATGCCATTACAAGCAACTTCTGGTGCGGCTAGTTACGATGCCTTTGGTGGTGGTGTTCCTGTTGTTCCTAATTACATTGAAGATGTGTTTCAAACGTGGCTTTATACAGGCACAGGTGCGGCACAGACTATTACCAATGGCATCGACTTGTCTGGCAAGGGTGGATTGGTTTGGATGAAAGGTCGGTCTGGTGCAACTGACCATGCGCTATATGACACAGTACGAGGCGCAACTTTTGATTTGGTATCAAACAGTCCATCGGCACAAACTACACAAGCTACTGGTTTAACTTCATTTGGCTCTACTGGATTTTCAATTGGTGCTTTAGCAAAATTAAATACTTCAGCGGCTACTTACGTCTCATGGACATTCCGAGAGCAACCAAAGTTCTTTGATGTTGTGACTTATACGGGTGATGGTGTTGCTGGTAGAACTATTCCGCATAACCTTGGTTCAGTGCCGGGGTTTTATGTTGTTAAACGCACAAATGGAACAACCAATTGGCCTACATATCATCGCTCATTAGGCGCTTCAGCAAGAGTTGACCTTGACCAAACTGATGCAAGTGCGGCAACTACTGTTTGGAACAATACTGCGCCAACCAGTACAGTATTTTCAGTATCAGATGTGTCCGCAGTTAATGCCTCTGGTGGCACATACGTAGCCTACCTATTCGCCCACAACGCAGGAGGCTTTGGCCTAACAGGTACAGACAATGTGATTTCGTGTGGGTCGTTTAATACTGATGGTGCAGGTAGTGCAACTGTAAATCTTGGATATGAGCCTCAATGGTTGCTTTATAGGCAAGCAAATGCAGTAGATAATTGGGAAATTATAGACAATATGAGGGGCTGGACTGTAGACGGAACTACTGCGGTATTACGCCCTAATTTATCTAACGCAGAACAAAATGTTACGTTTAATGCAAACTTAACTGCTACTGGCTTTACTGGTACTGGAATATTTTATCCATCTAAAACCTACATCTACATAGCCATTCGCAGAGGCCCGATGAAAGTGCCTACTGTTGGAACAACGGTGTTCAGCCCATACACAGCAACTCTATCCTCAGGGACGGTTGTAAATGCAGGATTGACTCCTGATTTACTAATTGGGAAATATCGTAGCGGAACAGATAATCCTCGATGGGTTGACAGATTGCGTGGTTTTGCAAATGCAACTGGAGGCACAAATCCAGAACTGTATTCAAATGAAACATCCGCTGAAGCATCATCTACAGCATGGAGTTACAACTGGAACAATACTGGTTATGTTATTGGTAATGCGCTCAATGGTTTAAACAGCGTTATATATTCTTTAAGACGTGCCCCTAGCTTCTTTGATGAGGTTTGCTATACAGGGACGGGTGTTACTGCCGCATACAACCATAATTTAAGGGTTGCACCTGAGTTGTTAATTTTAAAGAAGCGTAATGCAACATGGGATTGGCGTGTATACGTGGCAAGCCTTGGCAACAATAATGTGTTGTATTTGAATGATCCAATTGGTGTAAGCGGTTCTGGTGGTTGGAATGACACAACGCCAACATCTACACAATTTACCGTTGCATCTGGGTACAACACAACTAGCGATACTTACGTTGCTTACCTATTTGCAACTTGCGCAGGTGTTTCCAAAGTAGGCTCATACACAGGTACAGGCGCAACGCAAACAATAGCTTGTGGCTTTACTGGTGGCGCAAGGTTTGTAATGATTAAACGCACCGACAGCACAGGTGATTGGTTTTATTGGGACACCGCCCGTGGCATGGTTTCTGGAAATGATAGATATTTGCTAATGAACAGCAATGTTGGCGAAACCAATACTAACAGCGTCTATACAACAACTGGAGGATTTGAAATTGTCAGTACAGCGGCTGGCATCAATGCTTCTGGTGGAAACTACATCTTCTTGGCAATCGCATAAGGAAAAATCATGCAAGTACGAATCAGAGAAACTGGACAGGTAATGTACGAAGCGGAGTTTCGTGCATACACAAAAGCCAATGGTGGCCCATCATGGGATACAACAACAACTGAAGTCTTAGAGGCTTTGGGTGCTGATGTAGTCTTTGAAGGC